CACAAAGACCCCCAACCTAAGGTAATCACCTTGGGAAGGGGGTTCTTTTTTTATGTCCGACTAGTAGAGAAAGCTTATACTTGACATCTTCTCCTATGTCTAGTATAATATATATATATATATATAATATATAATATATAAGACCCCTACGGGGTCTTTATATTATTATATAATATATATAATATAATTATAGCAATCTGAAAAAGCTTTGTCAAGTCTTTTAATCCCTTGACATTCCTGACTGACTAGGATATCCTATACCCATGACAGTATACTTGACAGACGACTACACAATACCAGAGCATGTATCTTACTCAGCTCTGACTACCTTCATAGACTGTGGGTATTTGTACTACCTTGGACGATTGCTCCAGATTCCTGAACAGCAGGGCATATGGTCAGTGGGTGGCTCCGCCTTCCATAAGGCTACTGAGGAATGGGATAAACAACATGTTGAATAAACAACTATGGGAAGAGGCATGGAATGAATATGCGAAAGACGTCGACCTATCAACGCTTAGGGTTAGCGGCATTGTTACGAAGAAATATCCTGACAAAGAAGACGCCAACTTCTGGGCCGAGAAGGGACCCGAGTGGGTACAATCCTATATCGATTGGCGTACCGTTAACAGCAATTGGAAAATTTGGAAGACGCCTCAAGGCGTTCCTGCGATTGAACTAGGTATCGTACCTAAGTTTGCTGGGGTACCAGTGAAGATGGTCATCGATAGAATCTTTGACGTTGATGGCACGCTAGTAGTAGTTGACCTCAAGACATCTAAGAGTACCCCTACCTCTAGCCTACAGCTAGGATTCTACAAGGCTGGCATCCAGCAAATCTTTGGTGTCGACATTGCTTATGGCAATTATTGGATGGCACGCCATTCAGGTACCGGTTCCATGGTGGACCTATCCAAGTATACCGATGAGCATATATCCTACTTTGTGGAAAAGTTTGACAAAGCACGTAAGGCTGGTGTATTCTTGCCTAACACAAACAACTGTAACCGGTGCGGGCTAACGGAGCACTGCCCGTTTACATCAAAGAAAGAGAAATAATGAGCGAAGAATGGAAACTGCAAGTCTCTTATAAGACTGGCGCTGGTGATATGATTAACATCCGCGCTAACACTGCTGATGAACTCAGCGTATTGCTTGAGGGTATCGGTGACTACGCAACTCAAATCGTAGCTACTAACAAAATGCTAGGAGCTGCATACAACGTAGCCCCTTTATCAACTACCGGTTCCACTACAAGCACAACGCCTCCAGTCTCATTACCGCCAACCCCGGTGTCGGAAGCGTCAGGTACCGCCGCTCCGGTGTGTAAGCATGGCGCACGCATTTGGCGTAGTGGAGTCAGTAAGAACACTGGCAAACCATATGCATTCTGGGCATGTCCTTCCCCGCAAGGAACGCCTGACCAGTGCAAGCCAGTAAACTAAAACTTAATATAAACTAATGTCGAGCCGTAGTCAGTCGTTTCAATTCCTTTTCGATTGGCTACGGTTCCTAATAAAGAAAGAACACAATTGCGTACACTTGTCAGAAGCGTTGGTCGCCCTAGTATCGGTGGAGAACCGTTGCCTAGTTGCTTCAGAGCTTTCGACTCCAACAAGATTATCCTCCGTCGGAGCGAAGTGTCGATGTTCGCAGCAGCACCGGGTGTAGGTAAGTCAACACTTGCCTTAGCTCTTGCGTTGAAGATGAAAGTCCCAACGTTGTATATCAGTGCTGATACCAATGCACACACTATGGCCATGCGTCTTGCCTCCATGATTTCAGGTAAGAACCAGGGCGATGTAGAACAATTACTTAATTCAGACTTAGGCTGGACTAGAGCTGTGCTATCTAAAGCAAGCCACATAGTTTGGTCATTCGAATCTGCACCTAGCCTGACAGATATCGATGAAGAAGTACAGGCTTTTGAAGAACTATGGGGTTGCTCACCGCAACTTATTGTAGTTGATAACCTAATGGACGTAGCCACAGATGGTGGCGAAGAGTTCGCATCAATGCGTGCGATTATGAAGGAGTTGAAGTATCTTGCTAGAGCGACTAATGCTGCGGTTCTCGTCTTACATCATACATCGGAGGCTGTACCGGGAACACCTTGCCAGCCTCGAAGCGCAATCCAAGGAAAAGTGGCGCAGCTCCCTGCCCTTATATGCACACTTGGTGTCGTCGGCACATCGATGGGCGTCGCCCCAGTTAAGAACAGATACGGCAGAGCTGACGCAGGTGGAGCGCTCATGACATGGATTGCTTTCAATCCTGAGTACATGTTCGTTGATGACATACCGGAGAATGTATAATGGATGATGACTATCTAGAAATCCATGCCAAAGAGATTGCTTTGGCAGAGGTAAACAAGCAGGTGCAAAAGTTTATACAGAAGATTGATGATGCTAAGGTACCAATCACCGACGAGTATACTCAAGGTATACACGACGGACTTGACTGGGCAATACGAATACTAACAAAGGATAAGAGCGCTTCATAATGGCTAACCCTAATGGTCGCAAAGGTGCACAGTTTGAGACTGATGTTATGCGATGGCTTCGTGAACACGAGGCAGTAGCGGAACGTTTAACTAAGGCTGGTGCCAAAGATGAGGGTGACTTGTATGTATTCCTACAAGGTGAGACATACATCTTAGAGTTAAAGAATAGAAAGAAGCTAGACTTGCCTGCCTTTTGGGACGAAGCGCAGGTTGAGGCAAAGAACTACGCAAAGGCTAGGGGATTGGCGACCATACCTCCAGCCTTTGTTGTAGTCAAGAGACGCAACCATGGCATAGAAAAGTCATGGGTCATACAGAATTTAGAACAATGGATGAGAGAGAGATATGAATGACCTACCAAGTATTAGAGATGTCCTTATCCACTACGGTGGGAAGCTTGGACGAACACACGGGCAAGTCAATCTCCGATGTCCTTTCCACGGTGATACGCATCAATCAGGTACCGCAAACTTGGACAACAACATCTTCATCTGCTTTGCATGCGGAGTTCAGGGAAACAGTTTGCAAATCATTGCTCAGCAAGAAGGGATTACAGTAAGAGATGCAAAAGAATTCGCAGAAAGAATTACTGGAGAGAGCCACGGACAAGTACGCGGCAAACATCTCTCAGGCAGAAGCTTACCTAAGAAGCAGGGGTATTCCAATAGAAGTAGCACGGCTGGCTCGATTAGGCGTAGTCGTGGAGCCTGAAGTAGGACATGAAGCATACCAAGGAAGGTTGAGTATACCATATGTTAGCAAGACTGGCGTTGTTGATTTGCGTTTTCGTAGTCTCAATCCGGCTGTTGAGCCGAAGTACATGGGACTTACGGGAGTGGATACGAAGATGTATAACGTTCTTGATGTCGAGCGTGCTGGTGATTACATTGGCATATGCGAAGGCGAACTTGATACTATCACTATGTCTGCTTGTGTTGGTATCCCTTGCGTTGGTGTACCCGGTGCGAACTCATGGAAGAAACACTATTCAAGATTACTTGCAGATTTTGAACGCATATACGTATTCGCAGATGGTGACCAGCCAGGAAAAGAATTCGCCAACTCCCTCGCAAGAGAACTCCCAGTCACAGTAGTACAGTTCCCTGATGGCGAAGATGCTAATTCATTTTATACTACTCATGGCTCAGACGCCATCCGTCAGAAGGCAGGATTACTCGATGTTTAATAAAGATGAAGAAGGTAAACTCCCTAAGTGTGGTGAGTGCGGAGCACAATTCGAAGATGTCTTTGATGCTATAGACCATAGGCTAGAAGATGATGAAAGCTTCGACCCTGCATTGATATTGCCCGGCGGGTATAAGTTAATGATTGGAAGTCTGTTGCGTGCATTCTATCAGAATAGGGACAACCCTCACATGGTATCCGAGATAGCTCAATCGACATACAGTACCTTGTTTGCAGCAGAGATAAGCCCTGAGATGGTAAGTGAAACTATTGAGGAATTGATAGTAGAGAATGCAATGGAGAATCTAGATGTACAACTCAAAGACCTACTCAAGAATGGAGAATGATGAGACATGGCAGATTATAGAACACCTAGTTGGGATGGGTTACAAAGTTACATCGACCAGAACAGAGGACGGGACGCTTACGGTAACTCTGTCCGTCCCACTACTATCGACGAAAGGTATCCGCGTTTCTCCACCCAGTTCGAAGACGACGTAAGGATTGTATATGATGAACTTATGTCAGTTCTCCTAGCCAAGCATAAAGATTATGGCCCCAAGAATATTGCTGACGCACCGGGTGGCGCTCTCAATGGCTTGCGTGTACGAATTCATGACAAGATAGCACGCATCAACAACTTGATTGATAGACATAGCGACCCTATGTATGAATCAATCGAGGATTCATTCAAAGACTTAGCTAACTATGCCATCATAGCACTACTAGTATTGAGAGACAAGTGGGATAAGTAAATGGTAAAGAACTCCTCATTCGATTTAGACTTTGGATATGGACGCAAAGGTGAGCAACTTGTAGAAGAGTTACTCACTGGTGGCAAGACAGTCGAAGTGAAGCGTGATAGGAAATGGTGGATTACTAACAACCTATACATCGAGGTTGAGTGCTGGTTCAACAAGTCTAAATCATGGGAGCCGTCAGGCTTATCGGTAACTGAGGCTGCATACTGGGCGTTCGTACTTGAGCAGTCAGTATTGATTGTGCCAACACATATCCTTAAGAAGGGCGTAGCTGAATTAGGCAGAGAGATATCCTGCGAAGTCCCACCCAATAAGTCCAAGGGTTATCTGATTACAGTTGAGGACTTACTTACTATGACACGCAAGTATAAGAATGAGAAAGAGTAATGGACTGGGAAAGAATTGAACGCTGGGAGTATGTAGTCGTGGCGGTAGCCACAGAGTACTACAAGAAGTTTCCTATCTGTGAGTACGAAGATATCAAGCAATCGCTTTATCAATGGTTTGCTGAGCATCCTAATAAGTTAGATACATGGGAGAAGATTGGTGAGAAGGATGCTAAGAATCTAATCTATCGCAGTTTAAGAAATGAAGCATTGGATTATTGCCAACGATGGAAGGCTAAGAGTGTTGGCTATGATGTGAGTGATTTATATTATTATGAACCCGTAATGGTGGAAGCCTTGCTTCCTACTGTATTGATGGGTAACTTTCATATTGCGCCGAAGCTAAACCTTGGCTCTATTGGTAGACCATCTGCTCCATCAGAAGGTGGCAATGTTCAGGTTATGTTACTTGAAGTAGACTCAGCATACTGGAAGTTATCAAAAGATGATAGGAAACTTTTGTTCTTCCGGCATGCCGAGTCTTTAGACTTCAAGGAGATAGCCAACTATCTATCTCTTGGCTCAGAGGACGCAGCGAGGATGCGTCATAAGCGTGCTATAAAGCGATTGATAAATAAACTAGGTGGGCGTAAGCCATACCCTGATGAAGACTTCACGGAGTCCACGGAAACAGATAGCCCAGAAGATTCCCAAGAAACAGAAACAGATACACCGCTAGAGTAAACAGCGTAGCGAATACGCCTATTACAACTAGCGGTGCTATCAGTTTGGTAAGGTATGCCCGTGCCTTACCTATTACCAAGATGCTTCCTCATCATACATAGATGGTTCAGCATCTCCCATGAGTGAGTCGAGGTACTCATCATGGCTAGAAAACTCAGGATAGAAATCAAGAATCCTCTTACCCTTCTCGATAGGAAGCTCAGCAATCTTAATGTCTGGCTTATCTCCGTCAGAGAATGGCTCAAAGTTTAACTTCATGGTGTCGAGGTTGAACTCGAACGCGCCATCAGGTGTGCCGAGTATTGCTACTGGTGTATAGCCAGTCTTGCTTACATCTTCCTTGATTGATTGGTATCTATCGTAGGTTATGACTGGTATGCCAGCACGCACCAACCATAGATAGGCATGGGTCATCATTGATGGACTACTTATCATATAGAATTCGCCATCGTTATCTGATGTTAGATAAGCTTCGGCATCCTCGTATAGGTTATCTACTACTAGGTTTGCGAACTCATCTGTATTTAGTTCGTGAGTAATCATTTATCCTCCAGTTTTATAGAAGCCAGTCCCCTTGAACTGGATTCCGGGCGCGTTGTACACCCTAGTTGATTCAAGCCCACAAGTTATACACTTGACAGGCTCATCTCTCTGCTCAACAGAGCGAGAGAATACTACTGATGATTGACATTTATTACATCTGTATTCATATGTCGGCATGCTATCCCTCCAGTACTCCGTTCTCGGGAACGGGTGCGGTTGCTAGTGTACCACAACTTGCGCATTCCATGTCAACGAAATACAATTCTATCGAGCCGTCATCTTTATCGAACACAGTCTTTAGATTCCATATCTCGCTACCGCATGGGCACACTGTTGTCGGTGTCCCACGAATATCCATCGCTTGTTTGTAGTCTGGCTTCAGTTCTGTTATGTGCTTTGGCTCTTCTCTCTTGCCCACTTCTCCTCCAGTCTTTCATGATTGCGGGTGCGTTAGCGCACTCGGTTACTGACATATGATAGTGCCATACTGTCTTGCTTTTCAACTTATTAGATACAGTATAGTACTCGCCAGCTAGTGGTTTAGCACATGCTGAACAGAACTTTATATCTTTTAGTTGTAGTTGGGTAGCCATTAGTGCCAGCCCTTCTTCTTAAAGTGTGCCCACGCTTGACAAGGGGTCTTGTATCTATGATAGATATACTCAAGACCCCTGTCTATCTGTTGCGTAGGGGGTGTGCTTGGGTCAAGTCCCAATATCTGTGGGATACCGCCAGCATTTTTACCTGCTACTTTTATTTTATTGTATGCGTCAGGGTTCCATGCTGATTCCTTACCCCACAGTTTATTGAGACAAGACATCTGTTGGTCACGCCATACGCCAAGTCTATCGTATGCGTAACCTTTGCTATCCTCAACCGACCAAGTTTTTTGAAGAGGGTACTTGTGCGGAGACTTGAGAGGTTCGACAATATAAATTGAAGTTACTGCTACAACTGCTACGATTAGCGTTGTCTTCTTTACAAACTTTCCCATATGCGAACCCTCTCCCTTATTCTTTCAGCCAACACAACAGCGTCCATTACTAGTGTTGATGTCGTGCTTCTACCTGCTGCTACTAGTCGCTCACCTGGAAGCGAGCCACCCCATATGCCATTCTCTAGGTTATTATAGCGCATGCCTATCTCTAGGCAATCGTCTTTGACAGGGCAACGCTCGCAGAAACTTAGCGCATATATGGAGTTGTCCATAAGTTGCTCGGTCTCTTTGACAGATGGCTTGCCTTGTTTAGTGAACTCGGGAAACCATAAGTCGGGGTTGCTGTGTCCAGTACAAGCACCTGTTAGCATGTTATCCTCTGTTATGTGTAGGTGAATAGATTGGAAAGATTGTAACTATTCCAGTCAGTAACTCTGCCCACTTGCGGGCTTCGTCTACTGTACTGAATGTTCCATACATGACGGAGCGGTTGGCTACATCAGTAGGAAATACTAGTACTGAGTAACCTGCCACCAGCATACCTGCTAGTGGCTCGGCTACTGCGATATTGTTATGCGCTGAAGACAACGCTTGTGTATCCGTCGAGTCGGTCATGAGTTGTAATCAATCCCTTCTTGCCATTGAGGTGGCGGTATGTGCCGTCGCCTAGTGATACCCACATAGACTTAGGCTTGAAGCGTGCTTGAGTTGGTAGTGCCTTGAGAATTGTACCACGAGGGTAGTAGTTCTCTGTCTGCTCAACCTCAGTTACGAGTGAGCGTAGTTCGTCAGCGATTGAACTGAACGAGTCGATACGATACGCTAAATCATCTAGCGCATCTGCGATGAGTGTTGCGTTAGTCATTATATTCCTTTGTTAGTTGGTTAGATTAGTGTGTCTTGGTACTTATTATACACCCTTACCCATTGGTTGTCAAAGTCAAACTCTGTGTGAGACTTAGCGGACTTGGGTGTATAGCACATACAGTCTTGATAGTTAGCCCAACACGACATACATGCCTCACAGTATTGGCAATACTCTGCGGATATATCTATGTCTATAAGAGCCTCGCACATGGGGCATTGGTCGATAACAAGGTAGCCGTCGTTGTCTGCCTTAGCAGATAGTTCTTGGTAGTAGGCTTGCTCGTCAGCGAACGATGAGTCATATGCGATTGTGTCAATGATAGGGTGAGCGTCGGCTTTATAGTATGAGTGTTGCGTATAGGTACTACGCTTGTAACTTGAGTTGCTCCACCATACTCCGTTGTCGTCCCAATGACCTAACTTCTCGTTGATGAGATAGAGTTGGTATTGAGCCTTAGGATTGGTGGTGAGCACGGCTATCTTACTTCCGCTTGCCCACCCCTCAATCATGCGGTACAGATTTTCATCTTCCAGAGCGCAGACACCACCGAGTTTAGGTAGTGTATCCTCTGCGAAGATACGCGTATCACTACGCTTGTCATCTTTCCCTATGAATGTATCTAGCACACCATTGTGTGCGAGTACAGTATCAGCATCGTCACCCACTTGGAATGGGTGGCAGTTATCCTCATTCTTTACGCCATGCGTAGCATAACGAGCATGCCATATAGCGTAGCCGTGTGGATATTGTTGGCGCATATGAATGAACTTACCCACCGCCTTACGAGCAGACATGGTACGATAACGGAATATCTTGCCGTCAATTATCATGGCGAACCCGTAGCCGTGTGGATTAGAACACGCGCCTTCTGTAAGTTCCTCGCGCTTTGGTATAGCGTTAGGCTTACAGACAACTAATAGACACATAACACCCCCTCTAGGCGTTGATTAGTGGTCGGTTATCTAGTGATACGCTAGGCACTTTGGACATGCGTAGGTATAGGTTAGGGTACTTGCCGTTGTTGCTGGCTACCCAATCAGCGAACCACTCCCACTTGAGCATGCCCAACTTGACATCGGACACGGACAAGTCGCGTGTGTATTCTACTGAGGCGTGGCATAATTCGAGTGCCGTCATGACACCCTCGCGCTTCATATTGCCACGGAAGAAGCGCAACTCTAGTGTGTAATCGTTGTTGGTATTGACCGCCGAGTATCTCTCGGTGCGGAAACCAGCGTGTATCTTCTCACGAAGATTGAACTGCGGTATGCCCCACTCGTCGGGCTTGTACACATCATCAAAGCGAGCGAAGCGTGAGTTCTTACGCCCTGCTAACTTCATCATCTCGCGTGGGTTCTTATAGATTAGTGATAAGAACCTATGTGTGTGAGCACCCGACTTGAACGCAGCACGGGACACATGGACATGTAGCCCACAACTTTCGGTATCCCAACTCCTAGCACCATAGTTGGTGCGTAGGTGTTCGATATAATTCCATAAGTCGGTGGCTTGTTCGTATGCTCCTAGCGTATGTGGGTGTGTCACCAACTCAAAGCCCGTGCCCTCAATGGAGCCGTCTG